ACAGGAAGAGTTCAGCTTGGATCAGGCAGTTGTTAGTGAGGAACCACAACAACCACAACCTGAAGAAAGTGAAGGACTTCCTGACAAGTATCGTAACAAGTCCGCGCAGGAACTTGTCCAAATGCACCAGGAAGCTGAAAAGCTTTTGGGCAGACAAAGTTCTGAAGTGGGTGAGCTACGAAAAGTAGTTGACGACTACATACAGACACAACTCACTAAAGAAACAGCACCGACTCAAACAGTCGAAGAGGATGTAGATTTCTTTACTGATCCGGAAAAGGCAGTACAGAAAGCAATAGAGAATCATCCTAAGATTAAAGAAGCTGAAAATATTAATCAGGAATACAGGAAGACGACCGCTTTAAATCAATTAAAGACTCGTCATCCGGACATGGAGAAAATACTCCAAGATCCAAAGTTTGCTGATTGGATTAAAGCTTCCAATATTAGGACTCAATTGTTTGTTTCAGCGGACAAGGAGTATAACCATGAAGCTGCTGATGAACTTTTTACTTTGTACAAAGAACGTCAGGAAGCGGTTACTCAGACTGCTGTAGCGGAGAAGCAAGACAGGAAACAGGCGGTTAAGAGCGCTAGTACAGGCTCTGCCAGAGGTTCCTCAGAGGCTTCCCCCAAGAAAATCTATAGACGACAAGACATTATTAGACTTATGAAAAACGACCCTGATCGTTATGCGTCTTTGTCGGAAGAAATTCTAAAGGCGTATGAAGAAAAGAGGGTCAGATAGTACTTAGGAGGTACTAACAATGACTGATTCAACATATCCTGCCACTGGTGGTTTTGTAGACAACACCAGCGCAGCAACCTTTATACCAGAGATATGGAGTGATGAGATTATCGCTGCATATCAGAAGAACCTAGTTCTGGCTAATCTGGTTAAGAAAATGTCTATGTCAGGTAAAAAAGGGGATACTATCCATGTACCCAAGCCTGTCCGTGGTGATGCACACGCGAAAGCGGAAAACACCGCAGTAACCGTTCAAAATGCAAGTGAATCTGAAGTTCAGGTTTCAATCAACAAGCATTATGAATATTCTCGTCTTATTGAAGACATTACTGACGTACAGGCTCTGTCCTCCCTACGTCAATTCTACACGGAAGACGCTGGTTATGCCCTAGCTACTCAAGTAGATACTGATCTACACAGCTTGGCTACTGGCCTTGGTACTTCCGGCACTACAAGTACTACGTATGCAAACAATGCTGGTACTTTCTTTAACGATGCCTCAAACGGTCTTTCAACTTACACAGTAGACACTGTTGTTTCTGCGGACGTATTTGAAGACGACGCTTTCCGTGGCATTATTCAGAAGCTAGACGATCAAGACGTACCTATGGATAACAGACATTTTGTTATTCCTCCAGTGTTGAGAAACACTATTATGGGTATCTCACGATACGTTAGTTCTGACTTTGTTAATAACTCTACGGTTGTTAACGGTAAGATTGGGCAGCTTTACGGTATTGACGTTTACGTTAGCACCAACTGTCCTACTGTTGAAGCTGCTGGTGATAACTCAGCTAGCTCAGTGGACTCTATTGGAGCTTTGTTGTTCCACAGAGACGCAATGGTTCTTGCGGAGCAAGTCGGTGTTAGATCACAGACTCAGTACAAGCAGGAATGGTTGGCTAACCTGTTTACCTCTGACACCCTTTACGGTGTAGCGGTACTCAGACCAGCTTCAGGTTTGACTTTGGTTGTACCTGCCAGCTAATAGAAACAGGGGCTACTAGTAATAACGCTAGTAGTCCCTTTTTTATATGATAGATCCAATTTCATCAGCATCACCCACAGGTACGTGGGCCAAACACAATACAGTGGAAGTCGTTCGTCACGATAAGAAACATGGTGAAGAACATAGACTCCAGACAGTGTTTAGGACTGTTTACTACGAATTTGCAGACGGAAGAGTTCAATTAAAAAATTATTCTTCTCAAAATTCCAATATTAATTTAAAGGCATAATTTTAGAACATGTGGCAATCATTACTAGGGCCAATTACTAATTTAGCAGGAACTTTCCTTAATAATAGGGCTGCTGAAAAACAGGCTGTACATGATTCTAAAATGAGACGTATACAGGCTGACGCTGACTGGGAAACTACCCAAGCGGAAGCATCAAAGAACTCTTGGAAGGACGAATGGTTTGCTTTAGTTTTAAGCTTACCACTTATAGGAGCTTTCATACCCAGTATGGTTCCTTACGTACAGGAAGGATTTGCAGTCCTTGCCACAATGCCCGATTACTATAAAGCTTTCTTAGGAGGAGCTATAGCTGCTAGTTTTGGTATAAAAAGCATGTCTTCTTGGGGTAAGAAGTAATGGCCAGAAGAATGTTTACAGAAGACGTTGGGTGGTATAATCCTACTATTCTTGGTACAGATAAACAATACAATCCAGTTTTTCCTACTTGGTATGAAAAACCTGAGCCTTACGAAACTGGCCCTATTTCCACTTATGATCCAAATACTATTTACGATCCTGAAAATATTTTTAACCCCGGAAGACCCGGAAATATAACACCATCTTGGATAAATGATTCTACTTTATTAAAAGATTTAAATAGTATGACAATGCAAACAGTTGATGAAGCTGTTAATAAAGCTTTTTCAGTTGTATCTGACATTGAAGAAAACTTACCACCGGGAATTACTCTTGAAGATCTTTTAAATGAATCAATGATAGTTCAAGATTTAATGGAACAAGATAAAATGTCTCCGGAAGAAGCAACGGAACATTTAACTAATTTCATTACCCCAATAGCAGATGAAGATCTTTTGGAGGACACTACTGACACTTTAGACGAAGTGTATAGTAAACCTGAAGATATTGACGTAGATATACCAGTAGACAACCCTCCTCCAGTAGTTGAAGTAGAGCCTGATATTCCTGAGCCAGTTATAACTCAAGGAGGAGGAGGAGGAGGAGGTGAAACTGCACCCCCAGCTTCTCCACCAGCTTCTCCACCATCATCAGGGACAACTGGTGCAGTAACAAAAGAAGAGACTGTTTGGGAACAACAGCAACAAATTATTATTATTCAGCTTGAAGAAGCTATAGAAAAGGAAAAAGATCCAGAAATAAAAGAAAAACTTGAAAAAGAAAAAGAAAAATATGAAAAGTATCCAGAAGAAACTTCGGAAACTTGGGAAAAAGAAGGAATTGAAACAAACGATGGTAAAAAATTGATTTTTGATCCATATGAAGGTTGGATTGAAGTTGATATTTTAATTCCTTGGGATGAAAGTGGTGAACCTGTAGTATCTGAACCAGTAGCTGAACCAGTAGCTGAACCTGTAGCTGAACCTGTAGCTGAACCTGTAGCTGAACCAGTAGCTGAACCTGTAGTATCTGAGCCAACTACTGAACCAGTTTTAGAACCAAGTACAGGAGAAGAAATAGAAGGGATAGAAGGAACTGGAGGAGGAGAAGGAACTGGAGATGGGACGGGAACTGGAGAAGGAGAAGGAGAAGGAGAAGGAGAAGGAGAAGGAGAAGGAGTAGAAGTAGGAGGAGGATCAGGTCTTCTTACTTTAGGTTCAGGAGGAGTTACTTCAAAAGTTTTTGAGCCTTATTTAATGGGTGATCTATACAATAGAACTTTTATTGAAGAATTAAATCCTCTTGCTAAATCTAATTATTTAGGAAGTCTTTTTAAAGGATTAATATGAGTACAACGTATTTAACAATAGTTAACCACGTTCTTAGAAGAATGCGTGAGGACGAAATAACAAATATTACGGACACTACCTATTCTAAAATGGTAGGAGACTTTGTTAACGACGCTAAAAAATCTATAGAAGATGCACATGATTGGTCTGCATTAAGAAGCGTAATAACACTTAATACTTCTTCGGGAACTAATGAATATTCCATAACAGGAAGTGGAGATAGATTAAAAATAATAAGCGCTATCAACGACACACAGAATTTATTTTTAACTTATCAGACTCCTGTTTGGATGGACAACGCTTATTTTAATACTGACGCTCCAAGCGGCGCACCTGATACTTATACGTTTAATGGTATTGATTCTAATAATGATACTAAAATTAAATTATATCCTACTCCAGACGCAACGTATTCACTTAGATTTAATTTAGTTGTAAGGCCAGCGGATTTATCAGCTAATACGGACGAAGTAGCAATACCTTATTTGCCTATAGTTCATACTGCAATAGCATTGCTTGCAAGAGAACGTGGAGAAACTGGAGGCACTACTGCTTCTGAATATTTTTCTATAGCTGATAAACTACTAGGAGAAGCAATAGCGCACGATGCTTACCAACACCCAGAAGAATTTATTTATAACGTAGTATAATGGCACAACAGTTACAAAATATACATATTGGTGCACCGGGATTTAAGGGTTTAAATACTCAGGATTCTCCAGTCAATATAGACCCTGCATTTGCTTCCGTAGCTGAAAATGCAGTAGTGGATAACTACGGCAGGATAGGCTCAAGAAAAGGAATTAATAAACTTACAAGTGATGCTACTGCTTTAGGAAGCAGTGCTGGAGCAGAATCCATTGGTGAGTTTGTTGCTTTGGACGGAGCCGTTAAAATATACTCCGCAGCCAATAATAAAATATTTAGTGGTACTTCCACGTTAACTGACGAAAGCCCCGGCAGCTACACTATATCAGCTAACAACTGGAAGATGGTTAATTTTAATGATCACATGTATTTCTTTCAAAGAGCGCATGAACCTCTTATTTATCAGGACGGAGGTACTCTTGAAAAGATGTCCGTTCACAGTGGAGCGTCAGGCACACCACCACAAGCTAACGAAGCGTTAGCAGCTTTCGGTAGGATGTGGGTTGCAGACTTTACTGGAGATAAAAATACATTACAGTTTTCAGATTCTTTGGACGGTACGGATTGGAACTCAGGTTCCTCCGGATCATTAAACGTAAGAACTGTCTGGCCTACTGGCTACGATGAAATAACTGCATTAGCTGCTTACAACAATCGTTTAGTTATATTTGGTAAAAGATCCATACTTATATACAGCGGAGCCGGAACTCCTTCCAGTATGGCTTTGGAAGACACAATAACTAACGTAGGATGTATAGCTAGAGATTCAGTGCAGGACATAGGTACGGATTTAATTTTTCTTTCCTCCACAGGAGTCAGAAGCTTAGGAAGGACTATACAGGAAAAATCAGCCCCAATGAGGGACATTTCAAAGAATGTCAGGGATGATTTAATGACTTTGGCTAACATAGAAACTGGCAACATTAAGTCGGCTTACAGTCCTGAGGAAGCTTTTTATTTAATATTCTTTCCTTCCAACTCCACTGTCTATTGTTTTGACATGAGGACTCCTTTAGAGGATGGATCACACAGAGCAACTACTTGGCCGGGAACTAAGATATTATCAGCTACTAGGGCCAGTGACGGTACTTTGTATTTAGGAAGTAAAGTAGGAGTCAATAAGTATCATAATTATTTGGACGACACTAGTACTTATTTAATGAGGTACTACACTAATCCAATGTCATTTGGTGACGCTGCTAAACTAAAGATTCTAAAGGAAATATCCTTTAAAATCATTGGTGGTTCTGAAAACCAAGTAGTTTTAAATTGGGGCTATGATTACACAGAAGGTTACAGTAAACAAGCATTGACCGTAGACGCAACTAATATTGCTGAATATGGAGTAGCTGAGTACAATGTCAGCACTTCAGAATATAACTCCTCTATTGGAGTAGACACTTTGAAGGTAAAACCAACTGGAACAGGATCAGTTGTTACAATAGGCATGGACGCAACAATTAACGCAAACGGTATGTCCATACAGGAACTAAATACCGAAGCTTTGATAGGTAGATTAATATGACGGATTATACAAAGACCACTAACTTTACCGCAAAGGATTCATTGGCTTCAGGTAATGCCAATAAAATTGTTAAAGGAGCGGAAATTGACGATGAATTTGATAATATTGCTACTGCGGTAGCAACTAAATCAAACATTGCTTCTCCTACTTTTACTGGTACAGTTACTGGTCCTACTATTGTAGCTACGACTGCATTTGTACCTGACGCTTCAGACGGTGCAGCTTTAGGTACTTCTTCCCTTGAATTTAGTGATCTTTTCCTCGCTGACGGTTCCGTTATTTACTTTGGTGCAGACCAAGACGTATCTTTAACTCACGTAGCGGACACAGGACTACTTCTGTCCAGTACAGATCAGCTACAATTTGGGGATTCAGGAACTTATATTTACCAAAGTGCAGACGGTGTGCTTGATCTTGTATCGGACACTGAAATAGAAATAAATGCTACTACAATTGACATTAATGGCGCTGCTGACGTATCAGGCAACCTAGCTGTAGGTGGTAATCTTACAGTCACAGGTAATGCAACTATCGCAGGTAACTTAACCTTTGGAGATGCTGCTTCAGACACAGTAGCTTTTAGTGCCGACGTTGCTTCTAACTTACTTCCTAGTGCTGACAATTCATACGACTTAGGTGCATCAGGAGCTGAATGGAAAGATTTGTACATTGACGGTACAGCTAATATAGACAGTTTAGTAGCTGATACTGCCGACATTAACGGTGGTACAGTAGACGGAGCAATTATTGGTGGTTCTAGTGCAGCAGCAATTACTGGTACAGCGATTACAGGTACTAGCTTTGTTATAGGCAGTGCAACTATTACTGAAGCTGAACTGGAGATTCTTGACGGAGCTACAGTTACTACAGCAGAGTTAAATATACTTGATGGTGTAACTAGTACAGCCGCAGAACTTAATATCCTAGACGGAGTTACTTCAACAGCAGCAGAACTTAATATTCTTGATGGTGTGACAAGCACCGCAGCAGAATTAAATATTTTAGATGGCGTTACTAGCACCACTGCTGAATTAAACATATTAGACGGTGTAACTGCTAGTGCAGCAGACATTAACTTAATAGACGGAATTACTAACGGTACAGTAATAGCCAGCAAAGCAATTATAACTGACTCAAACAAAGATATAACTGGTGGTAGAAACATAACTATCAGTGGTGAGCTAGACGCAGCTACACTAGATATTAGTGGTGATGCAGACATTGATGGAACTTTAGAAGCTGATGCTATTACTATTGCTGGTGTAACTTTAGCAGAAACCATTGCAGATACTGTAGGAGCTATGGTTAGCTCAAATACAGAAACGAATATCACAGTCTCATATGAAGATGCAGACAATACGCTTGACTTTGTAATAGGTACTCTTAACCAAGATACTACAGGTACAGCGGATAACTTTACAGTCTCAGCAAATAACTCAGCTGATGAAACAGTATACCCCGTGTTCGTAGACGGAGCTACAGGCTCACAAGGAGCGGAAACAGACACAGGG